GAAACAATACTTAAACCTTATACCGGTAAAGATATAAAGAGCATTATGAATAACGAATTCTCTGATAAAGATATTCTAGATTGATGCAAAAGTCTATTCAAATATGAAATGAGAAATAATATCAGTATTCAAATATACTCGGGTAATGCATCTTCTCCTAATTCAAATGCTTCATCCGCCAAAATAATGGAAGATGTTGCAGCTGTAGCACATGATCCAGTTATGTTAGAGGATATAATGCTAATTGCTGAAAAATTTCCAGGAGGGGATAATTTAATCCAATTACTTAAAAATCTTATTGCAGACGTTAAAATGAACTACAAAAGATATTTCAACGAGAAGAAAGAAATATTAGTAAGACATTCACGTTTATTTCATTTTACAGCGCCAGGTGGTAAATCAAGAGTAATTGCTAACGTAGACTGGATTACTCAATCAGTACTCTCAGGTATACATTATCTTTCTTTCGATCTCTTAAAAACGATGATTTCTGATTTTACCTTCGATCACAAATCGGGTATAAATCATGTCCTCCTAGATTCTAATGATGAGAAGAAATGTTTTTACTCTATTGATTTATCAGCTGCGACAGATAGAATGCCAGTAAAACTACAAACAAGAATAATTCATAACATTCTCGAGTACTTTGATTACGACGGAAATGATATAGCATTTTACTGAGAAAGATTAATTTCTGGTAGAAGCTATTCAACCTTAGGATCTAAAATAAACGAGAATAAAGATATAAAGTATTCTGTAGGTCAAGGAATGGGATGTTTCTCATCTTGAACTACAATGGCATTAACACATCACTATATTGTGAATAAGGTGTGTGGTATACCACTTGAAAATTATTCACTGGTAGGTGATGACTTATTGATAAGAGGGGAGAGAATATACTTCGATAGATATATCAATTTTATGAAAGATATAGGTATGGAAGTAAATATTCATAAGACAATTATTTCTGAAGATGAAAATAACATAAATATTGAATTTGCAAGAAATTACATAATCAATAATATATCTATAGACCCAATTAAATATGGTACATTATTTGCCTGAAATGATAATAAGTGCTCGTTTGAAACTTTTATCTATCAGTCTCCTAATATACAATTTAATCAGGCTATAAATATCTTAAAAAATTTAAAAATTAATTTAGATTTAAATTTTATAATTCAGTTATCTTATTATTTTGTTAAAATTAACAAAGATATCTGTTTAAAATCATGATCAGAAATAAAAGAACTCCCTGAATGATTCCATTCAATAAACTTCAAACGTATAAAAGAGATTTGTTCACAAAATACTGTCTCTAATGACAATAGTATCCCTGATTTTAAAGCTGAACACTTCATCGATACATTCAGATCACAACTTACAGTTAGATCTGATAAAGATGTCGCATTAGTTTTAAAAACATGTAAACAAATAAATCTACTTAAATATAATTGAAATCCAGATGTTCGGTATATGGCCGACAC